TTATTATTAACAGAAACATTTGTTGTATTACCAAGATTAATAAATGTATCATCAACTCGGACAAACTGCAACATTTTATTATCAAAGTATGTCTGGCTACCTTTTACAACAGCACCTTCTTTAAATGTAAATTCACCATGTCTACCAACTTGGTTTTGTAAGATTGTTTGCATTTGATTGAGCTCACGTGCTTGTACAGCTGTACCAGGACGATAAAGAATTCTATGAAAATTCTTGTCTTCATCAAAATCATCAAAATATGGAGATATACTGAGATCAGTTGAAATCTTTTCAGTCATTTATTAAACCTTTACAATTAATCTTACGTTTTCCGAAGCTGAAGCTGTTCTTGTTGCTGGTAGAATATTATCATAATATAAAACTTCTCCAGAAAATGTATTTAAGTCGGCGGTGTTTACTGCTAATGCATTAGTATTTATAACATAAACAGACGACGAATATGTGTTTGTCGTTGAATCAAATAAAGAAACGGTTTCTCCATTGAGGAAAGTTCCAAAGCTATTGGCTACTTTGAGTACTGTGCTGTTTGCAAATACAACTGACCCGTTAGCTGAGTTAGTCTTAATAAAATCATTATTTGAAAACACATCAGTGCTACCAGGATCTGTTCTGAATAAACCTACACTTTGTATTTGTGTAAATGTTGTTCCTGTATATGCAGTTGTTGTACCTCTAGTTGTAGGATTCTTTAAAATTGACACTGTTCTAAAAGTAATATTGTTAGCGTCTAAATTTGTATCAGTGCCTGAAAAATTTTTATACAATTCAAAATGTTGAACATTAAGCTCTTCAGCTGATTGTGATCCATGCCCTCCGTGCGGAGATATAATTGCTCGAGCAGTTGCTCCTATAGTAAAGAATCCAGTAGCAGCTGTGATAGACACGTTGCTATATGAATAATTTTGGCCAACTTCTAATACTTTAATGTTGGTAATTGTGTTAGAACTTGAATCTACATTAGAAACTGCAACAGCGCCAGTTCCATCACCAAAAATATTAACCGCAGGCATGATATCAAATTCTGATGATTGAGAAGCTGAGGTCATTCCAGATATTGGGGAATCCAATGTAATAGTTCTTGTATTGGCTACGAAACTTTGAACCTTTCTTACAGTCCCATTAATATCTCCTGATGTAAAATGAATAGCAGATTCATTAAAACTGTTATCAACAAGAATGGCTGATCCAATCGATGCGGTGATAGTGAGAGTTGTTGTGTTTACAACGCTATTAACAATACCGTCTCTCAGGTAAGCAACATACCCTGCTCCATTTGAACCAAGAATAACATTTTCTATTGCACCATTAACAGCTGTAGAAACAACGTTGGCATTTGTTTCAACTGTAATAAAATCTGAAGTTACAAAATCAGTGTTAGTGGCTGTATCAATAGAATACATGTATTTCCATTTGTATCCATCTGTTTGACCTCCATCCTCTGTATAGAATGATGAATTAGATGTACCAGTTGGCTTCACAGTAGAGTTGGAATCATATCCATTTGACAAACACTTATATACATTCCCATCATCAGTGTATACATAAAAACCGTTGGTATTAGAATATAATGCAGTATCTTGATCATCGTACTGTCTATATTTTGTACCCGTTGACCAATTGTATCTTTTTACAACTTTTTTAATATCACTACTACCTAGCTGTTTTCCCATTAACATTTCAGAAAGCACTTTATAATAATAATTTCCGGTATTATTAGTTTCTGTGGGAGGATTAGTGTCATCTGGAAAAGGAGCGTGACCACCTAAACAAAGATAATATAAATTGTTTGCCGCTGATGTGTTTGCACTAGCAGAGATATCATCAACTAATAAATCAATATATGTGTTTTTGTAATCTTGAGTAAAAATAGACATTTTATACCTGTGTAACTGTAGCAACTTCTATTTCAGTTGCTTCTTCTTCATTGAGGGATCGTACATCCAATAGTCCAAACAATGCAATACCAGCTGGATGAATAACCTTTTTTGCTATATCCTTATATTTATCTAAAGTTCTTCTACTCTTTATTGCATATGAAAATTCTTGGTAAAAAAAGCTATCCTGGATTCTATTTGAATTATCTATTAAGCCTCTTGTACCTCTCCATTGGCCAGCTAGCTTACCTTGCCGACCCAGTGACACTGATGCTGTTACTTCTGAAACATTGTTTGCACCAGAAGATTGAATAATAAGATTTGTGTTTGAAAGTGTGACAATATCACCGTCTCTATATCCTAGACCAGACGAAACAACTGCAAGGGATGCAGCTGAATTAACTGAATTTCCTGCTGCTGTTATAATAGTTGAATTATCACCCTTTATTCCTCCAGAACCATCTGGTAAACTCATACCTCTAACCAAACTATCAGTAACTTTAACTGCTGGATCATGTGAATAACCTGTACCTAAAGATTGACCAGCAAGCTCAGCTATTGTACCTACACTAAAGTTGTTATAATTAATAGCATCTTCAATTGTGCCAGAAGTTCTTGTCACTGTTGGATCTCCAGGAAAACCAAATGCTCCAGAATCAAGAGCAAGTGTTGTATAAGGATTACCGTTCACATTATCTTCGCCAATAACATCAGTATTAACATCAAAGGCTTCTGTATTCTCAACTCTACCTATTTCAAACGTAGCACCTGAACCATTAAAACTAACTACCATATTTGGTTCTATTGTTGTTGTAATAGAACCGTTTGAATGTCTTACTGGCCAGTTATTAGCAGCTATAAGATTGGCGTGCAGGCCTGAAAAAGCAAATGAGCCGTTACTACAATTTGTATTTGTTCCTCCTTCAAGAACACCAACTGTTAAAACAGCTCCTGTGTCTTCTGAAGTTGTTTCAACAAAGCCTTTTGCACCACTACCAACCACACCATTAATATCTGTGCTAGAATAAGTAAACAAGAATGGTTTATAGATATCATCTAAATCTGTGATGTTATAATATGTATTGATAAAATTTAAAAATCCTATTTGCTCATTATTAGCCATATCCACATTACCAGAAGCAATAATAGCATTTATAGCATCAACGTCGGCAGATGTAATTGATCCATCTCCAGTTAGATCCAGTGCTTCTGAAGCCTCGTTATCTGCAGCGGCAGGTGCTTCTATTCTCGTTGTAAAGAAATTTTCTGGTGATGCAGAGCCATCTACAACTTGTTGTAAATGATCTCTAGTGGCTAATAGAGTAGTATTTGCAAGCATTCCATTAGCATATCTTGGATATGATGGAATATGCTGAGAGTTGGTAGCTAACACAGTAATATTTGTATTTTCTACAGGGCCTCTTGACTGTACAGATACAACAGCAGGTTCATATTCTGCATCTCCGCTATGAACAACTGGATCAATGTATCCTGATCCTCCATCAACAATACTAAAAGTAACCGTACCATTTGAAGAAATTAGAGATGCTACTGTCGCAGTTCCTCCAAGACCTGATACGTTTTCTGCAATTTGTAGAACATCTCCAACATTAAAGTTCTGGCCACCTGAATTAGTAAGCACTGTGAGCTCAGTCATGGATCCAGTTACTTTTGGAGAGTTAAATGCATTATTAAATGTGTTTTTATCTTTATCAAAAATATATTCACCGGTAATAAAATTACCAGATAAATCAGATATGGAAAGCACGTTCACTTCTCTTCCATCAATAAAGAATTTTCTAAATGCTTCTACAAGAGCAGTTGCTTGAGAAGATTGACCTATAACTCTTTGATTGACAAGCTGACTTAGATTTGGAGCTCTGTCGACTTCTAGAAAGGCTGGTCTGATAAAATTACCGTCTGATGGTTTTAGAAGTACATCACCAGGAATGTCTATTTCAATTGTTTCATTGAATAATAATCTAAAGAGAAGATCGTATCCTCTTTGAGTACCTTTTGATCTATACAAATCAAAAATGTGTTTAATTAGAAATCTTTTTCTATCATCATCATCTGTAGGTTGAAGAACAAACGTGTCTGGAACACCAACCAGATATTTTTCAACAAAACTTTGTACAAAAGTATCTAATGTGCTATCGATATCTCTATAGTTCAGCAAACTTCTGCTTTTGAAAAAAGCATTGTTGTTGTCTTCCAAGTATTCAAAGTATGCTTTTATAAATGCTAAAAAATCTTGACCTTCTTCCTTGTAGAAAGAAGGCATTTGATTTTCAACAAGTACACTTACATTTTTTTCTATATCTAGCATTATTGATCAGCCGTAGTCCCAACAACAGTTATATCGTTTTCTATCTCATCAA